AGCTGTAGATATAGCTCCGTATCCTATAGATTGGAAAGCAAGAGATGATTTTCATTATCTAGGAGGATTTGTATTGGGTATAGCTGCTAAGTTAGGCGTCAATGTTAGATGGGGAGGCGACTGGTCGTCCCCTAGTCTTGATAAAGACGTTATGGCTGGCAGAGAGCAAAGAACTACAAAAGATAATGGCTTTGATGATTTAGTACACTTTGAAATACAGGACTAATGTATCAAATACCCGTTAACCACAAAAAGGGTAAGGTGTGGTATAGTATCTACACCAAAGAAGAAGCTAAACAATCTAATATTCCATATAAGCATTGGAAAGAAGTAGATGAAGGCGAGTATGCCTTGTCTGATGATGGTATAGTAGCTTTAGTTATTTCTAAAAAAACGTATCCCCACAAAGCCTCAGGTAGTGATAGTATATACTTGAGGTTTCCTTGGGGGTATCATATGTTCCAACCTAAGTATAAAAATACTAAATTAAACGCACAAGGACGTAAGACACCACATACATTAAGTGGTAAGTCACAGTTAGAAGTAAGAGCAGGTCAAGATAAGATGAAGAATCTTGCAATGGCTTATGCTCAAACAATGGATTATAATTTATCAATAGATATGGCGTTGGGTTCAACAACCCCAGCAGAGAATAGAAAATGGAAACGCCACATGAAATCGGAGGTTTTTAAGTCAATGGTTAGAGAAGAGTTGCAAAAACTATTATTATCTCATGATTTGACTCCTGATAAAACAATGGAGTTATTAAATGAGACTATAGTAATGGCAAAAGAAAAGAAGGATGTTACTAATTTAATGAGAGCATCTGAAAAACTTATGGATTTACACGGTATGAACGAAAAGCAAAAGACTGTTACTACACAATCTTTAGAAGCTGTAGAAACAGCTAGGCTTATAGATGATATAAGAGAAGAAGAACGTAAGTTATTTGCTAAACAAACGGAGGTAAAAGTTGAGCCACACCAATCACAGACGCAAGAACAAGGTAAGGAAGAAACCAAATCCAAGGAAGAAGGCAGCAAAGAGATTGCTGAATAAGAAAAAACAGAAGTATGGATTATGAAGCACAATATGAGCTACAACAGACTCTTAAAAAATTCTATGAATCTATGGGACTCTTTGGTAAGATTTGTTTCCCAACAGCACTCAAATCTGACATACCACCTTTTCACACTGAAGTATATAAGAATTTACAGAATCCGAGGGTTCCAAGAGTATTGGTTGCTGCCCCTCGTGGTACTGCTAAGTCTACTGTTTCTTCATTAATACTACCTCTCTGGCGTGCTGCATTCAAACCACAAGACGAAGACCTGTTTATTGTTATTATTTCCGAAAGCCAAACGCAATCGATTAACTTTTTATCAAGGATTAAATACCATCTCGAAAATTCGTCTACTTACAGAAGACTCTTCGGAGACATGGGCCCTAGCACAGCTAAAAGATGGACTGGAAATGACATCATCCTTGCAAATGGAACAAGAATAATTGCTGTTGGGACAGGACAAAGGGTTCGTGGCTTTATTGAGGGCGATACTCGTCCTAATCTTATTATTGTTGATGACTTCGAGTCTGAGCTAAACGCAGCTACACCAGAAGCTAGAGCTAAGAATCGTAAGTGGATGACCGAAGCTGTTATCCCATCTTTATCAGATGATGGCCGTATTGTAATGATTGGCACTGTTATATCTGAAGATTGTTTCTTATATTGGGCAAAAGAGTCTCCTGCATGGAAGGTTCTTTGGTATTCTATTATAAATGAGGATGGAAATAGTATATGGGAGTCTAGATTTCCTATGTCTAGAATAGACCAGATAAAGGCAGAGTTTGAAGGAGTAGGTAATTTAAATGGTTTCTTTCAAGAATATATGAATGAAGCACAAGCTCCAGACAATGCACCTTTTAAACCAGAGTATATTAAATTACATCATTATTCTCATGAACGAATAAATGGGCAATCTTGCCTAGTAAGGACAATAGATGGACAAAAAGAGATTATACCGGTGGAACTCTATTCAGGCATTGACCCAGCTTCTTCACTCAATGCTCGTTCTGACTTTTTTGTTATTGCCACGATTGCTGTTGATTCTGATGGTAACAAGTATATTGTTGATTTATTTCGGGATAAGATTAATCCAGCTATGCAGCCGGAGACTATTATCGAAACTTTTAAAAAGTATAGACCTAAAAGAATGAAAGTTGAAACAACAGGGTATCAAGAAGCATTAAGACAAGCAGTAAGAAAACAAATGTTGGAACAAAACTTATATATACCGGGTTTAGAAAAAGGCATAAAGCCACGGAGTAAGAAATCCGAAAGATTAATATCGTTAGTTCCAATGCTTGCAAAGGGAGAGTTTCACTTTAGACCAAAAGATTTACCAGCACAGCAAGAGTTTCTTTCTTATCCAAAAGGAAAGCATGATGACATCATGGATGCTATATATTATGCACTTGATGGCCATAAACCTTGTCGTATACCTCGTAATGATTTTGACCCAAAAGCAGAGAAAAAAAATTATACATCAGTACTTGACTGGTTGACAATGTAATATGTATATTGGATTGGACGAATACAACTTTTTGAGGTTATGATAGAAGTATATAAAGAACCGGCAACGGATGAAGAATACAAGAAACTTGTTGATGAAACACACGATGTGTTCCGTATGTACTCAAATAAAAGAGACACATGGGCTATTCACGCACAAGAAGATAGAGAATTTAGATTAGGTAGACAATGGTCTGCTGAACAAAGAAGAGTATTAGAAGAGCGAGGCCAAGCACCAGTTGTGGTCAATCGCATACACCCCGCAGTTGAGTCTGCTAAAGCACTATTAACCTCAAAAAGACCTTCATTTCGAGTCTCTCCTCGTGAAGATAGTGATAACAAAATAGCACAAGTACTCAATGGTTTGTTAGAATATATCTGGCAAATTAGCGATGGTGACACTGCATTGAGAAATGTAGTAGATGACTATTATGTTACTGGGCTTGGTGCTCTTCTTGTATATCAAGACCCAACTAAAGATAGTGGTAAGGGTGAAGTCTGCATGAAGGACATTGACCCTCTTGATATTTATATAGACCCAAATGCTAGAGATAGATTTGGCGATGATGCAAATAGCATTATTATATCAAGAATGTATACAAGAGACCAAGCAATGAAGATGTATCCTATGTATTCTGATGCAATTCAAGCAGCTGAGTCAGACCAGTATACAGATAGACCAACTACGTCTAGAGAAGACGATGGTGAGCTAATTTTTCCTGAAGATACACAAACACATACAAGAATGGTTGGCTTTGGTGAAAGTGACGAGTATGTTCGTGGCTATGAAAGATATATGAAGGTGCAAGTCAATTTATATAGGGTGTATGAAAAATATAGTGGTAAAGAACATTTATTAGAAGAATCTACCGGAGCTTATGAAGAATATAAGCAAACTACAGTCTGGAAAATAAACGGACAAGTTGTAGAGGATGCAAGCATTGTAGAGCAAGAATCTCAAAAATATGAAAGAGAGTATGAGTTACAATTAGAAAAGATACAATCTGAAGGAGAGTATGCTTTAGCTAGAATGGGTCAAGAACATAGTGTTCAATATGTAGAAATGCAGCAAAAGCTTGCAGAACAAGTACAAATGGGTGAAATGGTTCCTGAAAGAATGGAACTCCAATTACAAGATTTAAGAAAACAACAAGAACAAGAAGCTGAACAAGCTCAAAATAATTTTAATGCTCAAATGGAGCAGTTGCAACCACCATCTATAGAACAAATAGATAAAGACCAGTTAATTATGGAAGGTCTTATTGATGTGGTAAAAGTCAATCAAGAAAGAATTAAAATGTGTGTAATCATTGGAGACAAGTATCTTTATGGCAGGATTCTTCCTACTGATAAATATCCTATTGTCTTGTTTATGAATCAACACACTAGAACACCTTATCCTATCGGTGATGTGCGAATGGTTAAGGGTATGCAAGAATACATCAACAAAACTAGAAGCCTTATAATTGCTCATGCAACAACTAGTACCAACGTAAAGATACTAGTACCATCAGGTAGTGTAGACATGAGGGAGTTTGAGCAAAAATGGGCCCAACCGGGAGTAGCCATTGAGGTCGATTTCGACCAAGGTGCCCCTCAGCCAGTGCAACCGACTCCGTTGCCTAACGAATTATACCAAAATGAGAACACAGCGAAGAATGATATCGACCACCAGTTAGGCTTATACGAGTTAATGATGGGTAATTCTTCTGTTGCGCCGCATACCTATAAGGCAACCGTGTCTCTTGATGAGTTTGGGCAACGGAAGATACGGTCTAAATTAATGGATATTGAGGCTGGTTTAAAAAGAGCTGGAGAAGTTGCAATTCCTATGGCTCAACAGTTGTATAAGTCAGAAAAAGTTTTTAGATTAATTAATCCTAATCAGACCATGTCTGAGTACATGATTAACAAAAGAATGGTTGATGACAAGACTGGTGAGATTAAGATTTTTAACGATATAGGGGTAGGAGCTTATGACGTTGTGGTTGTAACTGGTAGTACATTACCAACAAATAGGTACGCACAACTTGAATTATATATGGACGCATATAAGAATCAAATCATTGATAGACAAGAGGTATTAAAGAAGACTGAAGTATTTGATGTAGAAGGCGTCATGCAAAGGACTGATTATATTGGCAAACTAGAACAAGAAGTCCAAAAAATGCAAGAAACAATAAAAGATTTACAAGGTGACCTGCAAACAAGAGAGCGTGAAGTTTATCATGCGAAGCAGAAAGCTGAATTAGAAAAATTTAAGTCAGATTTAGACGCCCAGTCAAACAAAGCGAAAGCAGCTGGTACCGTCTTTGAAAAACGACTTAACGATGCAACTGGACAAATAGCCAAAGAAGTCAGGGAGGCTTCGGCGGACAAGAAACAGGACACTCCTTCGTCCAGAACAAATAAGAAGGACTCCTAAACATACAGGATAACAAAGAATGCAAGAACAAACAACAATAGACACTCCTTTAGTAGATACTCCTCCGATTGATAATCAAGAAGTAGATACTCAGGACTCTGTAGAAGAAGCTATCTTTGGTGGTAACGAACAGGACTCTATATGGGCACCCCAAGAGCCAAGACCTCTAGCGGCCCCAGATGAAAATAGTGAAACCCAAGAAACTCAACAACCAGCTGAAGAACAGCCAGTAGATAATGATACAACTCGTTATCAATATTGGCAGTCAGAAGCTGATAAGATGAAAAATACGCTTACTGAGATGCAAAAGCAAAATGAAGAATTGAAAAATCAATTGATTGGTCAATATCAGAATCAGCAAGTACCTCAACAAGCACAGGCAGAACCAGTAGAAGAAGTTGATGAGTTTCCAAGTGCGCCTGATAAACCACAAAAACCCAGAGGTTTTAGTAGGGTAGAAGCGAATGAAGACCCAAACTCAGAATCAGCAAGATATCTTGATGACATGGAAGCTTGGAGAGACGATATGGACGAGTATAATCGTTTGTATGTAGAATACCAAGGAGCTATGTTACAAGCAGAGCGTGAAAAAATGCAAGAGGCTGAAAACAAAAGGCAAGCTGAAGTACAAGCTCAACAAGAGCGTCAAAAAGCTATGCAAGATGTTAGAAATCACATTGCTAGTAATTTTAACGTAACTGACGAAAATGTCGTATCTGATTTTATTGAGAAGATGTCTGACCCGTCTTCAGTATCCCTTGATAATCTTTGGAAATTATATCAAATGGAAAATGGAACTTACAATGTGAATCCACAAGCTAAACCTGAGGTACCTCAACCGAGCCCTGAGTTTCAGCAAACAAAGAATGCACAGAGTATTCCATCTCCTATGGGTGTATTGAACTCTTCTAATGAAGCCACAAGGCAGACTCCAGAAGATTCAATAATTGATGACATAATAACGGACTATAATTCTAAAAACCCTTGGACTTAGGACTATAAGGGTAGGATTAGAGGTCATAAATAACGAAAGAGGTTACAAATGAGTGCAGACGTTAATAGCACAGCCGCAGGCCAAGCGCCACAAGGACTGTCAATTAATAGTAATCGCCGACTATTCAACTTCGGTGAAAGGGTAGCTGAATTAGCTCCCGCTCAAAGCCCATTCTTCGTCTATTTATCTAAAGTTGCTAAAAAGCCAACTGATGACCCTGTATTCAAATTTCTTGAAGAAAGACACCAGTGGCAACGTAGAAACTTTAATTTAGGTGAAGCAGTGGCAAACGCTACTTACGCAAGTGGTGATTATATAAACGATAGTGGTGACGACTTAGTAAAGATATATGTTAACTATGATAAGCATGGTAACATTCAATCTTCTGAGTATGCTCCTGAGTTTATTGTAAAAGGTCAAATATTGGCAATTGAAGATACATCAGGTACAGTAAGGAGATTTAGAGTAGATGCTACTCCTTCTGTTACATCTGGTGCTGGCACAGTAGATGTAAAGCTAAAAGCTGAATTTGCTGGTGATGCTGCATTTGCTGATGATGCAAAAGGTGCTGTCATTGGTTCAGCTTACGCTGAAGGTGGCACAGACCCTGACGGATGGCGTGATGAGCTATACGACAGAGAAGGATATGTTCAGATTTTTAAAACTGCATGCCCAATGTTCTCTGGTACAGCTATGGCTACTCGTTACAGAGGTAAAGCTGATGAGTATAAAAGAGTATGGCAAGGTAAGCTTATTGAGCATAAAATGGACTTAGAACAAGCAATGTTGTTTGGTGTAGGTTCTGCTCACTCCGTATCTAACGGTGTTGAAGGTTCAGGTGCTCCTGCTAGACGCTCTTGGGGTATTATACCTTATACTGAGCAGTATGGTAAAATCTATAACATGAGCTATGCTAGCTCTGGTTATGATGCTTTCTTAGATGCAATGGAGGATTTCTTTGCACCTGAGTCTGGTAACTCTGGAAACAAGCTTGTACTTGCTTCTCGTAAGGTTATTTCTTACTTGAACAAGTTAGGCTCTGGTTCTTTCTTGAATAACAGTATTGGTTCTTCTCAATACAGCTTAGATGTTCAGAACATTAAAGGTTCTTTTGGACATCAGGTAACAATGGTAAATACCATCTTTGGTAATCTCCATTTTATCGCTGACCCACTACTTCGTGGGCCTTGGGAAAACTACTGTGTAGCAGTAGACATGGCTAATGTAGCTTATCGTCCACTTGCTGGTAACGGTGTTTCAAGAGATACACATATCATAACCAATGTGCAGAATAATAATGTTGATGGAAGAAAAGATATGATTCTAACCGAAGCTGGTTTAGAAATTCAACTTCCTGAAACTCACGCTGTACTTAAATTCTCATAAGGGGGTAGGTTATGGCATTTGCATATAGTAAATCAGATGGTTATATAAAAGCTTCTGAAACAGTATCAGTAGCAGCTGCTTCTGGTAGCAATGTTGATACTGCTGGAAGTTCTTTAGCCATTAAAGGTAAAGGTATGGTATTTGCCAAGGCAGATGAATCAACTGGTGTAACTGCAAAATTGCAATACACTATGGACTCTGCTTCTATCTCAATCGGGGGTATTGGAGCTGACCCAAGTAGTAGAGCCTTAGGTTCTCAAACTTGGATTGACGCTAAAGCAACAGAGGGAGATGCTTCTTCTGGTGCAATGGCTGACGATACTCTTGAGGCTTTTATTATTCCAAAGAAAGCAGAATATGTACGTATTCTGTACACAGCTGTTGATGGCACTTCTGCTATCGATGAAGCAACTGAAATTTGGTGTGATGGAAGCAATTCTGGGATTGGTTTTAGCATATCTGGTATAGGGGCTGACCCCTCTTAACTAAACTGACTGGGGGGCTTTTGCCCCCCATGTCGTAAATAAGGAATTTAAAATGGCAATAGAAAAAACATTTTACGGAACTTCTAGCGCACAGAAAGTAAAATCAAAAGAAATTACTGGAACTTCTTCAGTAACTGCAAAAAACGCTCCCGGATTACTATGGGGATATTCTTGCAGTTCAACAGGAGTAGGAGAAATAAAAGACAATACTGCTAACATAGCTTTTGCAGCTAAAAATGCAGTTTGGTATGAAAAACCAGTTCCTTTTGAAACTAGTTTAAAAGTTACTTTATCTGCTGGTAAAGCAGTTGTGTATTACGAATAGGAGTAGTAAATGAATAATCCAAAAATAAAAGTAAATAGTAACTTAGTTACTAGTACAGTACCCGGTAAAGAGTGGGAAGGCACAAAGCCTGATACTCGTAAAAAGAAAGCAACAAAGTCAAAAGCTAAGAAATCTAAATAATGGCTGATAAATCATTTGATGACCAAGTAAAGTTTTTAGCTGGGCCAATATCAAGCTATTCTAATGAGTTAGAGCAATTTTATAACGATGGCGTTAGAGATGTTATATCTAGGATAGCTGCTGTTAAGCCTGAGCTTTTAAAACAATTTTCTGAAGAAACTGCAGTACCTACATCAGGGTTATCTCTGTCTACTACGGCTAAGGTACTTGATGTTAACCTAGCAGGTTTTACAGCAAAAGAAATAGAAGCAGAACAAAGATTTAATGCTTGGGATACAGATAGTATTTACTATGCCCATAGCACTGCACCTGTGTATTACACAATGAATCAGACTCTTCATGTAATACCGGGTGGAGATACATACTTTCAAGCTCCATCAGATGAGACCGTTGACGGTGTAATATTAGAACAAGATGGTCAAAGCTCTACAAATCAGAATAAACAATTAGTATCACAAACTGGTCAAAAGAGCTCTACATCAGGTAAGATTTCTAAAGCAATAAAAGGTGATAGTACGATAAGTACAGGTTTATAATGGCAACGTATCATTACAGATTTACATATGTAGACGAAAATAATAAAGAAACTGGGCCATCAACTGTTAAAAGCTTAACAGAAAGTGGTACAGCTACTAGCATTAATATCTACAACGTACCTAGAGAAAACTTGTTAAACATATCAAGTAGAAAGATATATAGAAGCACTAATACTGGAACTGCATCACCAGCATTAAATACTTTTAAGCTTGTTACGACTATCAGCAATAATGACTACACTAGTTTTTCAGATAATTTAGCTAGTGTTGCATCTAATGCTGCAATGCCAACTGAAACAGCTTTTGGTAGTGGTACAACAGCATCAGCTAATGTTGTAAAATATGGTGCTGTAACTAATGCAGGTGAAACTACTGCAGCCATAGCGTCTTTTCCTGCTGAATGGTATAGAGCAGTAATATTGTATGCTGCTAAAAAGTTATGTGATAAAAAACTTATGGACATGAGAGATACGTTAGCTACAAAAAGTGATAGTTATGATGCTGGTCATAGTAATCCTTCTGAAACATCTCAAGGTTGGGAAAAAGTTAGATGGTACATAGAAGATGATGAAGATGTAGAATTAGCAGGCGCTAAGTCTTCTGCAATGACAGCAGAACAACAGCAATTTGCATTAGATTATAAATGGTTGCAAAGCCAAAGACAAATTATAGCTCAAGAATATGACTTGATGTTTCAATTTGAAGGAATGACAAGGGAGCAAGAATGAAGCTAAAAGAAATGGTAGAAATTATTAATCAACAGCATCCTGATATAGGAACTGTTGAAGCTATGAAGCTTTTAAACAGAGCTCAAGATGAGTTTTCAGCAAGAACAAAGATATTAGAGTCTGCTGATAAATTTGATGTTGTGGCGAACCAGCGAGGATATAAACTTGCTGACCATATATTAGAGATACGCTCAGTTGATTACGATGGGAAAAATATAAAGCGACTCGCTGGACGCCCACTTAAAAGGGATTTAACATAGTGCAAGGCTTAGAATACGCAAAGAATTATAACTATAAGCCAAGCTTATTAGGTGCAGTTTTAGATAAAATGCCTTACCTTGGTGGATATAGAAGACACAAAAGAGCTATGGATTATTACAATCAAGTACATAATGATAATCCTAATTTGACTATTAAAGATTTTCAAGGAGAAAGAGTTCATAAAGGTGCTAATGCGAGTGGTTCAATGGTTCATCATTTTAGTGAAAGATATCAAAATGAAGTAAATGATTCTACAATTCAAGATATTTTTAGAGCTAGAAGCCTTGTTGAAGATAGAGACAATCCTAATAAATATAGTTATAGTAATTTTGTAGAACAAGATGATATAGGTGTGGTAGACCAGTTTGTCAGGGGAACTAGAGCTGGGCATTCAGTAGAAGATGGTGATGCTTTGTCACATGCAGTAGACCCTTTTAATGTAGTAAAATTTCAACATGGAGCTAGAGGTTTATTTGGTATACCTGTAGGATACGATGCACAAATAAAAAAGAATCCCGGTATAAATCCAAGAATAGATAAGGATTATTTTAGAAATCAGATAAGTGAAGGTGGAAGAATGGGAGTATATAAGTAATGAGTACAGTTATTACAGAATACGTATGGTGGACTGAAAGAGGAGCTATATGGCTTGCTTATTATGACTCATCTAAAAACGCAGAAGAGGATAGGTTTACATCATTATCAGATAGTACAAAAGATGTACATATATTTTATTATAAAAAAGCTGACCACTTTAAATTTGAAGGTCAAAGTGTAGAAGATAGAGCAGTTGTAGGTGGACGATACTTAAATGCAGGTGTAAAAGGCAGTGCTGGCTCTTATACTGTAGATACAGACTTTCTTACACAGAGAAGCGATATTCCAGAACAATTTCATGAGTACCTTGTTGATAAAGCTATACAGCTTGGTCACGAAAAGAAAGGTCAATTAGATATTGCTCAATACTATAATCAAAAATTTGAAAAAGGTGTAAAGTTAGGTAAAAGATTTGCCTATCAAGCACGGAATGGACAACCTATTAATATTAACCCGGTGGATTTTTAATGCCTGAAGGATATACTGGATTAAACTTTGGTTCGTTTAAATTATCAGAGTTTACTAATTTATTATTTAAGCAAGTAACCGATTCTTACTTTCATTCTTTATCAGAAGAAGATTTGTTTTCTTCTGTAGACCCATTGAATGTAGTATTTGAACCCGTAGGTACATCTACTAGTGTTTACACGCCTGTAAGTATAATTGACGCAACATTTACACCAGCATAGGAGGGATTATGGCAGGTTTTTTAACAGATAATGTAATATCAACAGCATACACAAGCTTGATATTTAGAAAAAGCGATAATAAGCTATATTATGACAATGGCACAGCTGATGTAGAAGTACTAGACTTAACTGGTATAGGTGGTACAGATGCTGATAATGATGGAAGATTTGAGTTTGAATCAACTGATTCAGCTAGTGTTAGTAGCGCACTAACTTCTGGAAATTTAGCTCAATTTTCTAATGATAATGATATTAAATTTTCTATTGATTATAATGGTGTTTTAAAGCTAAAAGAACAAGCTGGAATACCAACAGCTGTAGAAGGTGGAATATATTATAAAGACGGAGAATTTTATGTCGGGTCTAATTAGAAAACAAGATTTAATCAAACAAGATGAGGCAGTAAAAGAACAAGAGCCTAATCTTGGTTTAGATGTAAAAGAAGTAGGGTTCATGTTACGTTTGATTGACGAAGGCGTCCATCAAGGTAAATTCTTGGAGCTGGCCCTACAAGTAAAACTAAAGCTTCAAGGTAAGATGGAAAAGTTAATTAAACATAAGGAGGTCATCTGATGGCAAGTTGGAAACGAGTAATTACTACCAGTG